ACAATCAGCAACATCATCAGTTGGAACAATATCACCTACAGCAATGACTATAGGTTTAACAGGCCAATCAGCAACATCTAGTGTTGGATCAGTTGTAGTTGAAAGAGCTTTTGTTCTAACAGCGCCGTCAGCTGCAACAACAGGCGTTGGTGATCTTACAATTAACAATTCTGAAATACAAATACCTCAAGGTTCTCAAGCAGACGTTTCTGTAGGTTCAATATCTCCTGCAGATGTAATGGGATTAACAGGAGTATCAGCAACAGCAAGTGTAGGAACAATATCACCTACAGCAATGGCTATAGGTTTAACAGGTCAATCGTCAACAGCAAGTGTTGGTGAAATAAATCCTGCTGATGTAATGGGTTTAACAGGAGTATCAGCAACTTCTAGTGTTGGTTCTTTAGTTACAGAAGTAGCTTATACCTTAACAGCACCTAGTGCTTTAACTTCTTCAACAGGCTCAATAAGTCCTGCAGATGTAATGGGATTAACAGGAATTCAAGCGGATATTTCTGTTGGAAACGTGTCACCTTTATCATATCAAGATGTTGATATTGGAGGCAATACAAGTTATAGTGCAGTCAATAAAACAGATAGCGCAAGTTATTCTGGTGTTGACGTAACAGGAAATACGTCTTATACAGATGTAACTCACGCAGCTTAGGAGAAAAATTTATGGCATCAACTTACACACCTCTTGGCGTAGAACTAATGGCTACCGGCGAAAATGCTGGAACTTGGGGTACAAAGACTAATACAAACTTACAAATATTTGAACAAATTTCTGGTGGTTACTTAGAAGTATCTATTGCAGGTGGTGCAGGAACTACAACTTTAACAGAAAGCGATGGTGCTACAGGTTCTGCTGTTGCTACAAGAATTTTAAAATTTACAGGAACAATTACTGGTAACAGAATTGTAACTCTACCGGTTGGTGTAGAAAATTTTTACGTTATAAATAACGCTACATCTGGTGCTTACACTGTACAATTAAAAGCGGCTTCTGGTTCCGGTGCAACGGTTACTTGGGCAACCACTGATAAAGGTTGGAAGTTTGTTTATTTTGATGGTGTTGCAACTAACACAGGTGTTTTTGATATTAATGCAGATTTAAGTATAAATGATCTAACAATTAGAGGTAATTTAGTTGCAGATGGTGGCACAATAAAATTAGATGGTAACTATCCAACAGGGACAGATAATGTAGCTTTAGGAAATCAAGCTTTAGAAGCAGTAGAAGCTGGTGGTATTCAAAATACAGCAGTAGGAAATCAATCACTTGAAAATGTTACTACAGGCGATAACAATATTGGTGTAGGTCATAGAACGTTATGTACTTTAACTACAGGTTCGTGCAATGTGGCAGTGGGTAAAGATGCACTTAGAACTAATACAGCAAGTAGTAATACAGCTATAGGACATGAAGCTTTAGTTGTTAACACCACAGGATGTAGAAATTCATCATTTGGAAGTCTATCTTTGGATGCTAATACAGAAGGAGATACCAATGTTGCAGTAGGTTATCAATCTTTAAGTGCTAACACAACAGCAGATAATAATACAGCAGTTGGTTCTTTTGCTTTACTTGCTAACACCACAGGTTGTAGAAGTGTTGCAATAGGTGCTGAATCTTTAAAAGCTAACACAACAGGAGTAAATAATGTTGCTTCTGGTTTCCAATCAATGCTTTTAAATACTGAGGGAAGTAGAAATTCTGCTTATGGATATTCTTCATTAGGCTCTAACACTACAGGAAACTGCAATACTGCAATCGGTTGTGGTTCTTTAGGTGGAAACACAACAGCTTCTAATAATACCGCTATTGGATTTGATTCTTTAAAAGCAAACACCACAGGTACAAATAACGTAGCAGTTGGTTGTGGTTCTTTAAGTTCAACACAAACTACCAATGATAATACAGGAATTGGTTTTGATGCATTAACTGTAAATACAGGTTCTAATAATACAGCTTTAGGTTCAAAAGCATTTAGAGGTAACCAAACTTCTAATGATGGTGTAGCAGTAGGACATTGCACTTTATTTACAAATACAACAGGTGCTTCAAACACAGGTCTTGGTGCTTTTGCTTTAAAATTAAACACAACAGGTGCAAATAATACAGCAGTAGGTACGTCAGCTTTATTGTCTAACACAACAGCAGATGGTAATACAGCATTAGGTTTTTGTTCTTTAACAACTAACACAACAGGTACAGAAAATACTGCAGTTGGAAAAGATTCTTTAAAACTAAGTACTACAGCAATACAAAATACTGCAGTAGGAACTAGTTCTTTAAGAGATAACACAACAGGAACAGAAAATACAGCTGTTGGTTTTAATTCATTAGTTCAAAGCACAACAGGTTCATCTAATACATCAATAGGTAAAGAATCTTTATTTTCTAACACAACAGCAGATAATAATACAGCAGTTGGTGTTGAGGCTTTAAAAGATAATACTACAGGAACAGTCAACACTGCAATGGGAAGACAAGCTCTACAGAATAATACAACAGCAGACGGTAACACAGCTTATGGACACAATTCTCTTAATACAGTTACAACAGGTGGGTGTAACACAGCAGTAGGTGGAAGTGCTTTATTTAATAACACAGGTACAGGTAACGTAGCAGTAGGTCACTCTACTTTACAAGCTAATACATCGGCAGCAGATAATGTTGGTATAGGTAGAAATGCTTTATATACTAATACAGAGGGTCATAGCAATGTTGGTATAGGTAGAAATGCTTTATATGACAATACAACAGGAGATCAAAATATTGCTATTGGTTGTAGTGCTTTAGCAAATAACACAACAGCAAATCACAATACAGGATTAGGTTGGAGTGCTTTAACTGCTAGTACAACAGGTGATGAAAATACAGCAGTTGGTTCTAATTCTTTAAAATCTAATACAACAGGCTGTAGAAATACATCAGTTGGTTATGTATCTTTTTGTGATCTTTCTGGTGCTGGTAACGAAAATACAGGTATTGGTTACGCTGCTGGTTGTGCTGTTTCAACTGGAGATGAAAATGTAATGCTTGGTTACAGAGCTGGTTATAATGTAACTACTGGGAGTTGTAATATAATGATTGGTTCATCAGCTTGTATTGATAATGTTGGTACAAATAATTCTATTTCTATGGGTTATGCTGTTGTCAGTATTAATAATGCAGTAACTTTTGGAAATAATACTACAGATTCAAGAATTGCTTTTGGTGCAACTTCAATTACTGCACCATCAGATCAAAGATTAAAAGAAGATATCCAAGATGATACAGCTGGTTTAAGTTTTATTAATGATTTAAGACCTGTAACTTATAAATGGAGAAAAGAAAAAGATATTCCAGAAGAAATGAGAACTCATGTTGCTGGCTCTGAAAAACGTTATAATAATGATAAAGTTAATCATGGATTTATTGCACAAGAAGTAAAACAAGCAATAGACAATCACCCAGAATTAAAAGATGGTTTTAGTATGTGGGCAGAAGAAGATACTTTAGATGGAAGACAAAGACTAGCTGAAGGTGCATTGATACCTATGTTAGTCAATGCAATTAAAGAATTAACAGAGACAAATAAAGACTTGAAATCTAGAATAGAAGCGTTAGAAAGTAATTAATAAATCGAAAGGAGTATAATGCTTAATACGTACGTCGTAGAGGGTGGTGTTGGTAAATGTACCGCATTCACTGCTTTACTACCTAAACTAAGAAAAAAATCAGAGGTACAGATATACACACCTTACATAGATTGCTTTGCAGGTAATCCAGATGTTAAACTTGCATTGGAGCAAACTATACCGTTAAAAGATCCAAGGATCATGGCGTCTGATAATATATTTTATTGTGAGCCATACAAATCAAATTTTCAATTTGGTAAACAACATATAATTGAAAGTTACTGTGAACACCATGGTGTAGATTTTAATAAATCTATGACAGGTAAACTTTATACAGACAACCACAAAGCAGCTGTCACTAAATGGTTAGCTGATAATGAAATTGGTAAGTATATAATGATTCAGTTTTCAGGTGGCCAACCTAAATGGAATTATGGAGATAACGTTCAGTATACAAACATCAATCCAAATAGAAACTATCAACCTTATCTTGCACAACAATTAGTTAATATGTTACTTGAAGAATATAAAGATACAACTATTATTAATTGTGTTTTACCTAATGAGCCACATTATCAGGGCACAATTAGATGTGATTTACACTGGGCCCAAATTCATGAAATGTTGAAAGGTGCTGAAGGGTTCGTTAGTATTGACAGTTGTTTACAACACTTTTCACCATCAGCTAAAGCTTACGGTGTTGTTATTTGGGGCAGTACGAGGTGGACTCAGTTTGGTTACTCTCACAATAAAAACTTACATTTTCATATGAAAGATGAATGGGATGAGGCTAAATTTAATGATAGTGACCCTAGAAATAATATGGTAGAACCACAAATAATTATTGATAATTTTAGGAAACTTGATAAAACTAAAACCGTTGCTTGCGCAACAATATAAGGAGAAAAATTATGTCAGATGAAGTAAAAACAGCAGAAGAAATAGCACAAGATTACACAGCTATGGGTCATTCTGTAGAATTAATTAATGGTATTATTGATGGTTCTAAAATGGCGGATGAAGAAGCAGCTGAAAGACAAAATGCAGTTGATAGAAATGTTGAACACTTAGAACTTATGGTTGCTAAAGATTACTGGACAGATGAAGACATGACTGAAGTTAATGCAGCTATCGCTTCTGGTAAAGCATATACTGCTCAATAGTTTAATTTTTACCCATAACACATGTTGATATAACTAGTATTCTAGTATATTTTAAACTAGGAATTAATTTATGCTACAGAAACTAGGATTTGCACCAGGATTTAATAAACAAGTTACAGAGACCGGGGCTGAAGGTCAATGGTTTGATGGAGATAATGTACGTTTTAGATATGGTACTCCTGAAAAAATTGGTGGCTGGGATCAACTAGGTGGTGATAAATTAACAGGTGCCGCAAGAGCAATTCATAACTGGGATGATAATGTTGGTATAAAATATTCTGCAATTGGCACTAATAGAATTCTTTATGTTTTTTCTGAAGGATCGTATTACGATATTCATCCTATAGAAAAAACTGTTTCAGGCGCAACATTTACAAGTACATCAAGTTCAAACGTTGTAACAGTAACAGTCTCTACGTCTGTGCCGTTAGACGATGATGACATCGTAATGTTTGAAAATGTTACAGGACTATCTGGTTCTACTTTTACCAACGCAACATTTGAAGGTAAAAAGTTTATGGTAACTTCTGTTCCAAACAATACAACTTTTACTTTAACAATGGCGACTACAGAAGCAGGCACACCTTTATCAGGTGCAGGGTCTGCTGATGCGTTATATTATTATAGTGTTGGACCAGCTAAACAACAATCTGGTTTTGGTTGGGGTACAGGTTTGTTTGGTGGTGTAGTTAATGGTGTTGCAACAACAACTCTTGCAACTGCTTTAACAAATACAACAGGAACAACTGTTGTATTGACAAGTTCTGCAGCTTTCCCTTCTTCCGGTACAATACAAATAGGTACAGAATTTATTACATACACAGCAAATGATACGGCAACAGGAACTTTAACTGGTGGAGCAAGAGGTGCTAATGGTAGTACAGCTGCAACACATAGTGCTGGTGCTGCTGTCACAAATGTTACAAATTACAATGGATGGGGTCAAGCTTCTTCTTCTACACAATTTACATTAAACCCAGGTTTATGGGTTTTAGATAATTATGGTACAAAATTAATTGCACTTATTTATAATGGGGAATGTTTTGAATGGGATGCTGCAGCTCCAAATGCAGTAGCTAATAGAGCAACTATTATTACCGGTGCACCAACTGCATCGCGTCATGTATTGGTGTCAACTCCTGATAGACACTTGGTTTTCTTTGGAACAGAAACTGAAATAGGGGATAAGACTACACAAGATGATATGTTTATAAGATTTTCTGATCAAGAAAATATTAATAACTATACTATTACAGCAAACAATACTGCAGGTTCACAAAGACTTGCCGCAGGTTCTAAAATTATGTCTGCAATTAAAGGTAGGGACGCCATATATATTTGGACGGATACCTCATTATTCTTGATGCAATTTGTTGGATCACCATTTACTTTTGCTTTTGCACAAGCAGGTACTAACTGCGGATTAATTGGTAAAAATGCTGCGGTTGAAGTTGATGGTTCTGCTTATTGGATGTCAGAAAATGGTTTCTTTAATTACGATGGTCAATTAAAATCTCTTCCATGTTTAGTTGAAGATTTTGTCTACGATAGTTTAAACTCAGTACCTAGAGATTTAATTAATGCAGGTGTTAATAACCTTTTTGGAGAGATTAACTGGTTCTATTGTTCAGCTAATGCAGCTACAGTAGATAGGGTTGTTACCTATAATTATCTAGATTCCACAACCCAAAGACCTATTTGGACCACAGGCACATTAAATAGATCTGCTTGGGAGGATTCTGCTGTGTATGATAAACCTCATGCAACACTTTATGATCCTAGTGACAATGCTTCGTATGATGTTACTGGCAATGTGGACGGAAGTAGTATATACTATCAGCACGAAACAGGGACCGATCAAGAAAATGCAGGTGGTGTAATTACTGCAGTTACGGCTAACATTGTTTCCGGTGATTTTGATATCACACAAAAAAGAAGTACGACAGGTCAAACAGTAGGGACACCTGATCTTAGAGGAGATGGTGAATATATTATGAGGATTATGAGATTTATTCCAGACTTTATTAATCAAACTGGTGACACACAAGTTAGTTTTACAACTAGAAATTATCCTAACAGTACACCTGTTACTACAGACTTTACAGTTACTTCAAGCACAACTTTTAAAAGCACAAGAGTACGAGCAAGATCTATCGCATTAAAAGTATCTAACACAAGCACTGGTCAAGACTGGAAACTTGGTACATTTAGATTAGATATTGCACCAGGAGGAATGAGGTAATGGTAAAATTTTATA